GGGCAAGGCCTGCGGTGAACATCCAGCGCGACTATTACACTATGGCCACGGTGAATGGAGACGAAGCCGAGATCGTCATGTATGGCGAAATTGTGCAGGAGCGCCCCAGGAACTGGTGGACCGATGAACCCATCGAAGGAAACTATATCGTTCTGAACGAGTTCCTCGAGGACCTTGAACAAGTGGCACACGCAAAGCGGCTCACGATTCGGCTGAATAGTATCGGTGGTGATGCCTATGCTGCAATACCCATCCACAATAGACTTCGCGAACTCAAAGCGGAAGTAACCGCTATCGTGGACGGTGTGGCCATGTCTGGCGGTTCCCTGATAATGTGCGCTGCTGACAAGGTCAAAGTCCATCCCTCGAGTCTGATAATGATCCATAAGTGTTACGTGCTCACTTGGGGTTACTATCGTGCGGACGAGCTGCGCAGTCTTGCGGATGGTAATGACGCCGTGGACAAAGCTCAGGCTGCGATTTATAAACGCAAGACCGGCCTCGGTGAAGATGAGCTCTTGGCCATGATGGCAGATGAAACATACATGACTGGTCAAGAAGCACTAGACAAGGGGTTTGCCGATGAGCTCCTAGACGGTGATGCACCTGATATCGCAGCGAGTGCTGATTTGACTACCCTTTACGTGAATGGGCGTGCGTTTCGCGTGAGTGCTCCGCTCTCAAATTTACCAGAGAGCATTCCTACGGTCGAACCCGACACCAAGTCGGTAGAGACAAAAACACCGGCAATGACCGGTGACTCAAAAGGAGGTAAGACGATGGCAAAAACTCTTGAAGAGCTTAGGGCCGAGAATCCTGAGCTCGCTGAGCAAATTCTAGCCCAGGCCAAGGAAGCTGTGGCAAAGGAAAGTGTTGACGTTAACGCCGCTGTTGAAGCGGAACGGAAGAGGATTGCAGAGATCGATGAGATCGCCGCCCTCTACGATGACGAACTGGTTCGGGAGGCGAAGTTTGGCGAGAAACCCATGACAGCTCAAGAGCTCGCTTGGGAGGCGGCCAAGAAGGAGGCGCATAAGAGGCGGGCATTCCTTGATGATGCTGACAAGGACTTCAAGGCATCCGGCGCAGACAAAGTTGTTGCTTCGGCCACTGTTGAGGATGAGACTAAGCTTCTCACCCCCGAAGAGCGCATGGCGCAAGGCCGTGCTGATGCGAAAAGAATGCAAACAAAGGAGGAAAAGTAAATGGCTAGACATCTTAACCGAAAAGTTGGCGACATGAACTACGACAAGCTAATCGCTGGCATTACGCCACCTGTTCATGTCAACTCCGGGACTATCCGGAAGGTTGCGACCGAAGCCGAGTATAAGCGAGGCACGGTGTTGGCGAAGTCTAGTGTGGATAATAAGCTTGTTATCCTTGGCACAACTGCGGCTTCAGCACAAAGTGCGGTAGACCCGACCTATGCGCAGACTAGCGACAACGATATTGTTGAAGGTAAGAATTATTATACTGAATCTGATGGCGTTTACACTTTGGTGAACAACCCCGTCAAGGGAAGCTTAGGTTCTTACTATGAAATGACAGACCCTGGCTCTCCTGCTGTAGATGCCGAGGTACTAACTGTTGATTGCATCTTGACCGATAATGCGGTTATTGGCACCAGTGTCGATGTTGTTACAACCGTATATACTGCTGGTTGCTTCAACATAGATGCATTGATAGTAAAAGATAACTACACTATGAGCGAAGCCGATAAGGATAAGCTGCGTGAGCGCGGCATCTATCTTGGCACCGTATTACCCGACTAACAAAAGGAGGATGGAACAATGCCAAACAACATCGATATTTTCGATACCTATTACATGGCCGGAGTAGTGCAAGAGATTGTCCCTCCGGCAACGTTCTTCCGTGATAGGTACTTCCCCACCGATGCTGCAGACATCTTTGCTGCAGACAAAGTGTTAGTGGAGTACATGGAAGGCGATCGGCGTCTTGCGCCCTTCGTAGTCCAGCGTGCTGGTGATATTCCCGTTGGGCGCAAGGGCTATGAAGTGCATGAGTTCGAGCCGCCCTTTATCGCTCCGTCTCGCCTTCTGACGTTGGATGACCTCCGCAAAAGAGGGTTTGGTGAAGCCTTGTTCGCAGGTTCGACACCCGCTCAACGTGCAGCTGCTCTGCAACTCCGTGATCTGACCGACTTGGACTTGAGGATAACCCGTCGGGAGGAATGGATGGCAGCTCAGACCATGATTAACAACGGGTGCTCTGCCGTAGCCTACATCGACAACGCCACTGCTGGTGTACCCTTCGACATCTACTACTATGACACGGGAGGAAGCAATCCCGCGCTCTACACCGTGGCAGATGAATGGGATGATACTGGCGGTGACTTTTTCGGTGATGTTGAAGCTATGTGCGCAGATCTCGCCGAGAGAGGACTCCCTGTGACCGATTTGGTTGTAGGCACGGCCGTGGGCCAGTTCATCATGTCCAACGAAAAGGTGGCCAAGATCCTTGACAACAGGCGCATGGAGTTCGGACGTCTCGCTCCGGAAGTCAGAGTACCTGGAGTATCCTGGCTCGGTCGCTTGAACTTCGGTGGGTTTGACCTGGATATCTTCGTTGTGCGTGAAACCTACGTAGATGACAACGGGACTACCCAGTATTACTTCCCCACCAAGAGCGCCATGGTCACGGCTCCAAATTGCGGTCACATGATGTACGCTCAAGTAACCCAGATTGAGCCAGACGATCAGTATCACAGCTTCGCAATGAAGCGTGTACCCAAGTTCGTTGTTGACCGTGACAAAGACACTCGCAAGCTGCGCCTTGCATCTCGTCCTTTGGCTGCCCCCAAACAAAAGGCACCTTGGATGTATGCTGCAAACGTAGTGAAATAGGGTAGTCTTGTGGAAAGGAGTTACCATGAGAACGATAAGGATTGTCAGTGGCGTGTACGGTCACCGGCCCGCGGGTAACAGGTATACCGAACGCAAACGGGCCGGTGATCCCCCGTTTGAGATTGAGGAAGACAAAGCTGCTCGCCTTGTCGCACTTGGAGTTGCCGAGTATGTAGACGCTGTTGAGGAAGTCCCCTTTCAAGGAGTTGCAACAGGGCATAGTGAGGAGAACGTGGGCGAAGTGGTAGATAATTCGACCGAAGAATTCGATGCCCTAGAAACTGATTTAGAAGACGATATCATCGATGAAGATGAAACGGAAGAGATTCCTCATTATAGCACCGACATGCGAATGGACGAGCTGCGAGAAATCCTCAACGATTGCGGCATTCCCTTCAAGGTTGGGATGTCGAAAGAAGACATAGTGGATGTGTTGGACGAGTACTTCTATGGTGCGGATGATGAACCTGGTGATGAAGACGATGACCTGCCTGGGTTCGATGATGAGGATGTTGTCCCATGAGTGGCTTCAAGGACATGGTGCAAGCCGATATCAAAGGCGTGTTCCTGAACCTGGACGAGTTTGCCGAACTGCACACAGTTGTCTATGATGGAGTAACCTACGAAGGAATTCCCATGGTGATGTCGGGGATAAAGGAATCCGAAAGGCCCGCATTGGTTTCCACTGGTGGGGATAGGATTCAGGGGCTGTATCTTGTCACGGCAGTTGTTCACTTTGCCGCGAGTGATTTGGGGGGAGTAGTGCCAGAGAAGGGTATGAGGATCTCGATAAGTGATAGTGATGATGGCTTCCTCAGAGAGTACAGGGTAGCCTCCTCGGTGAACGAACTCGGGATGATTCGCCTGGAACTGGAGGCGATTGACGAATGACCGTTAGGATATCAGAAGTCGGTGCCAACAGTCTCGACCGGGTTAACAAGATACTTGCCGGCATACCGGGGGGCATCTGGAGAGCAACCCACTCGGCCCTGCAAAGGGCGGGGGCTACTGCCAAAACCAGATCTGGGCAGTTCGCGGCTCAAGAATACACCATCAGAAAAGGCGACTTCATGTCCAACGTGCACCAGAAGACACATATCAGCTCCGATGGGGGAGGCGTTGTGTCCTTGAGCATAAGCTACGCGGGCACCGTCCTCCCCCTTCTGATGTTCAGAACGAAGTACTCTCGGAGCGGTAAGCTGGAGACCCAAGTGAAGCGTGAAGGTGTTTCCACCATGTTGGAC